TAGACAAGCTTGGTTATCTCTTGAGAAACTAGGTAAGATCCATGGTAGAGTAAATACTATGGGGGCTATTACCGCCAGATGTACACACTCAGATCCTAACTTAGCTCAGGTACCTAGTAACTCTGCACCGTTTGGTAAAGATTGTAGGGAGCTATTTACGGTAGAGAAAGGACAGTACCTTGTAGGTGCTGACGTATCTGGTCTAGAGCTACGCATGCTAGCACATTATATGGCGAGATGGGATGGAGGAGCTTATGGTGACATCATTCTAAACGGAGATATCCATACCGCTAATCAACTAGCCGCTGGTTTATCTAGTAGAGGCGAAGCAAAAACTTTCATCTGAAATCAACGGATGACTTGAGGGAAACCTCTCGAACTCAGGGAAACTCTCAATGAGACAATCCTGAGCCAAGCTAATATTCAGAAGTACTTCAATAGGAGGTGCTTATGTACAGAAAAAGTAATAGAAATAAAGATGAGCAAACAGCATGTCCTTCTAAATATCCTCAAGGATATTTTAAAGATAAACCATGTGCTAATTGTACTAAGGGATTTACACCAAATGCACCCAGCGAGATGTACTGCTGTGACAAGTGTAAAGATCGTGGAATACAAAGTGCTTATTTAAAAAGAAATTACAAGATTGATATAGATACTTATGAAAAAATGTTAGAAGAACAAAAAGGTCTTTGTAAAATTTGTGATAAACCAAACTTTAAAATGTCTACATGTCATACAGGACTACTAGTTGTAGATCATTGTCATGTAACAAAAGTTGTTAGAGGTTTATTATGTCACAATTGTAATAGAGGTCTAGGTTTGTTTAAAGACAATGCTGAAAATCTAATCAAAGCTTCTGAATATTTGAAGGTGCAACGACTATCCTGAAAGGGAGTAGAGTACAAGCTATTGGTACTCGAAGCGCACAGCCCCTCCTAGTGAGGGTGATGATATAGTCTAGACTTAATGGTGACATTAAGAAGTTCTTAAGAGAACTGGTCAAGGGTAGCGACCTTGATTGAATATACGATGGATTTTTATATGGTGCAGGTGATGCTAAGATTGGATCTATTGTTAATGGTACTAAGGTGCGTGGAAAACAATTGAGAGAACAATTCTTAAATAACACACCAGCCCTAAAGAGCCTGAGACATGCTGTGGATAACGCTGTTAAATCCAAGGGTACACTTAAAGCTATTGACGGTAGGATTCTACCAGTAAGACATTCACACGCTGCATTAAATACTCTTTTGCAATCCGCAGGAGCTATCATGTGTAAGATGTGGGTAGTAAAGTTCCACAAGAATATGAAAGCTCTGGGATATGTACACGGTGTTCACTATTGGCAAGCCGCCTTTGTTCACGATGAACTTCAGATCAGAGTATGTGAGAAAACATTTCCGATCAGCACTAACGCTGAGGGAAAAAAGACAAGCCTAGTTGGAGAAATCTGTGTCGATACAATTCGACAAGTCGGAATAGACTTAGGCGTAAGGATACCTCTAGATGGAGAGTATCAAATAGGGAGTAATTATGCGGACACTCATTAAACTTTTATTGGTAGTTGTTTGTGGCGTTCTTATTGGATCAGCCACTAACGATTTAGCACTTCAAGTTAAGCAAGAGAGAAGAGAAGTTCAAGCCAGAGAGTTAATTGAATCTGACATCGCTAGATACAAGATTGCACCACACGTAGTTAAGATGGAAATCACACTACCAAATGGAATCATGCTAGGTAGTGGTACAGGTTTCTATGTAGAGTTCATGGGTAAAATTGTATTGATGACAAACAAACATATCTGTGACCCTAACAAAGAAGAGGGAATGGATATCAGAGTTAAGGGTAAGGTAATGCAGATTGTTGCTATCTCAACCATTCATGATCTATGTATCCTAAAGAGTGATAGAGAGCAGGGCATGAAGCTAGCTAGAATTGATACCGTACTTGAGGTATTGGACAAAGTTATTCTGGTTGGACATCCTAGGGGTTTACCTATCACTGTTCGAGAAGGTAGAGTCATGACTATTGATCAGTCAAAGTTTTCTTGGTTAGATAATTCTATGAAAGAATTCTTCATGATCTCTACAATAGCCTATGGTGGTAACTCAGGTTCTCCTGTATCGAACACTAAGGGAGAAGTGATTGGAGTATTGTTTGCTGGTCCTAGAAACTTTCATACCGAAGGTTTAGTAGTTCCATTGGTAGACATCTACGTATTCCTATCGAGTAACTACAAGCTTTACTAATAGAGGTTTCTATGAAAAAGATTTTACTTATTGATGCTGATATTGAGTTATATCGTATAGCTCAACAGCATGAATTAGAAGTTAACTGGGGGGATATGATCACCATGTCCTCTGATATTGACAGCGCAAAGAGTGTGTTCACAGAGAGGATTAATGGTCTTGTTCAAAAGACAGGTGCCGATGAATTCATTCTTTGTATTACAGGTAGCAAGAACTTTAGGAAGACGCATCACCCTACCTATAAAAGTAATAGGGTATCTAGGAAGCCCATGGGTTACTCGGAGTTAAAACAATTTGCTATGGATAACTTCCCTTTCAAAGTATACGACGAACTAGAAGCCGACGATGTGATGGGAATTCTAGCCACACTACCAGTAAAGAACAAGATGTACTTTATTCACTCGGATGATAAAGACATGTGGACAATACCTGCCCATATCTGGAGTGATGATAATCAAAAGATTGTTCTCAATACTCTAGAGAATGCGGACAGATTCCTATACTCTCAGATATTAACTGGGGATGTAACGGATGGTTACAAGGGTTGTCCTAAGATCGGTAAGACCAAAGCTGAGAAGATACTACAAGAATGTAAGAATGAATTACAGATGAGAGAAGCTGTATTCAAAACCTACGTTAAAACATTTAAAGATGAAGAGTTAGCTAGACAGGAAATGCTAGCACAGGCTCAACAAGCACGAATCCTAAGACATACTGATTGGGATATGAAGACCAAGCAGGTTATACTTTGGAATCCATGGGGAGATCAAGATGGTTCGAGTAAGTAAACAGCAGAGAAAATATAAGAATCCACCCGAAGAGACTGAGGTCAAGGTCTCTAGGGTAATGATTTACAAAGTACTAATCAATGGTGCAAACTTCTTAAGAAAGTTTTACGACACACAAGAAGAAGCAGAGCAAGCTGGCATGTCATTTTGTAAAGGATCTAATAGTACCTATGTAGTGGTGGGGAGTTTCAAATGATTTCCGTACCAGTAGATGTCATGAAGGTTTTAGTAAAAGCCTTAGACAAAGGTAAGATTAAAGTTAACGACACACATGAAAAGGTTGTGAGTAATACTATTTATAACCTAGCCATTATGGATGTCTTGGATATACTTGAGGGTATTGCGAACGGAACAATTGACCAACAACAAATATCAACAATTATGAACAAGGAGTAAACAATGGGAGGAGTAGTTAACAGCGTATTTAATAGCGTTAAAAACACTGTTAAGTCTGGTGCTAATATTGTAAAACGAACAGCCAAAGGTGATATCAAGGGTGCCCTAAAGAGTGCCTTAGATACAACCACAGGACTAGCTGGAGCAGCCCTAGGAGTCCCTCTAATCGAAGGTGGGGTAAAAGATGCAGGTAAATTTATCGGCAAGATCTCAGGTGCTACAGCAGCTCAAGAACAACTAGCACAACAGGCAGAATTTTCTAGACAGGAAGCACGGAGACAGGCGTTACTATCGGATGCATTAGCCAGAGGCGAGGGTGGCGACGCTGCTCAGGTTCGCTTAGGTGGTAGACGAAGACGATCTTCTGGTTCTTCAGCCACAGGTATCAGTGGGGCATCTGGCTCTAGGGGTACAGGGGTTCAGGGGTAACAGATGATTGATACCTCTAAACTTATGGCTTCACAGCTATATAAACAACTAACACAAGATCAGAGAGCTTATCTAGATAGAGCTAGAGAAGCGTCACTCCTGACAATACCTCAGTTATACCCACCAGAGGGAGCTAACCCAGATACTAAATACCCAACACCTTACCAGTCTCTAGGAGCCAAGGGAGTAAATAACCTTGCTAATAAGATTGTACTAAGTTTGTTTCCACCCAGCACAGCGTTCTTCAAGCTAGGATTGTCTCCAGCAGACATGATGGCTCTAGGGAAAGCTGAGGGTGAAGTAAAGCAAGCTATGGGTATTCTAGAATCTAGTATCGTAAATGAGATGGAGGTCTCATCTCTAAGACCAAAACTCGTACAGCTTTTAAAAGAGCTTATCGTTGGTGGATCAAGTGTGATCTACATTCCAGAAACAGAACAGCCCGAAGTATTTCACCTAAGCCAGTTTGGTGTTAAGAGAGATAAGAAGGGTAACGTAATCCGTATGGCTATTACACAACAGGTAGCTTTCCCTACACTAGCTAAGGAAGTCCAGAATCAATTACCAAAGGCTGATATATCTGAGGATATACAATCAGGTAAGAAGACTCTAACGATGTACACAGCTATTGTTAAGGTGGCTAAAGATACTTACGAGGTATGGCAAGAGATCATGAACACTCGTATCAAAGGAACCGATGGTACTTATACTAAGGATTCTTTACCGTATGTGTTTGTACCCTTCGTGGATTCTGGAGAAGACTATGGACGCTCCTACGTGGAAGATTTCATAGGGGACCTCCAGTCATACGAGGGTCTACGCCAAGCTATTCTTGAGGGTGCCGCTGAGTCTGCAAGGATTCTATACGTACTTAAGCCTAATGCTACGGTAAGTATTAAGCAGCTTAAGAATGCTAAGTCTGGTGATGTTATCATGGGGAATCCTGAGGACATCTCTACAATACAAAATGATAAGAGATTAGATATGTCAGTAACCCAGCGAGAGGCTGAAAACCTTAAGCAAGATATTGCCATCACATTCTTATTGGATAGTGCTGTAAGAAGAGATGCTGAGAGAGTCACGGCTGCGGAAATTAGACAGGTATCACAAGAGCTAGAAGTAGCCCTAGGTGGAATCTATTCAACCCTAGCCAACACTTTACAGACACCCCTAGTCAAGCTATACATGCAGAGACTAGTAATTCAAAAGAAGATTAACAATGTATTGAAAGATTCATTAAAGCTTGAGATCACTACTGGAGCAGCCGCTCTAGGTAGAGGTACAGACTTTAACGTACTAAGTACATTCGTTAGCACACTAACACAAATCGCTGCACAGCCAGCAGTAGCTCAGTTCGTTAACATGCCTGAGTTAATTAAGCGTCTTGCCTACTCTCTAGATATTAATATCGCATCACTTATTATTAGTGAGGAAGAAAGACAAGCACAAGCGGCTGCGCAACAAGAACAACAAATGGAACAACAAGTCGCCCCTGAAGTAATTAAGGGAGCAATGAACGCTGCACAGGAGTAATTATGTCACAGCAAGCTACGCAAGTAATTGAACAAGATACTACTACTACTACACCAGAAACCACAGAGGTAAATTTAGATACTTCGATTCAAACAGATACCGAAACTCCAAGTGAGACCAAGGATACTGTCACTGATGATCTATCAAGTAAACCTTCTAAGGAAGCTGGTATCACCAAGAAAGAAACTGAGGAACTTCCAGCAGAGCAAGAACCAAAAGAATCTTTCAAACCTAATTATGAAGGAATGATCCAAGGCTTTATTGACGGGGATCTTACCGATGAAGATTATGAGGTTATTGAAAAGTCTGGTTTAACTAAGGAACAATTCGACCTAATGGCTGAAGGTTACAAAGCTAAGCAAGAAGCGAATACTCAGAAACTTTACAACTTCGCAGGTGGTGAGCAGCAATATGCAGAGCTACAAGAATTTGGAGCCGAGCATTTATCTGAGGAGGACATTCAGGCTTTTAATAGTGCCATTAATTCTGGTAAGGAAAACCTTACTAAGATGGCAGTACTAGGACTGAAGGCTCTATATCAGGAGAAACATGGGAATAAACCACAAATGAGAATTGAAGCTGATGGATCTTCCAGCACTTCAGACTCAGGTAAGTTTGAAACCCAAGGTGAACTTATCAAGGCACTCAATGATCGCAGGTATAACCGTGATCCAGAGTACACACAATCAGTAAATCAGAAACGAAATCGTTCTGGTTTTTAACAAAAGGAGAATTAACTAATGTCAGCTATTATCGCAGGTCAATCACGTTCAGGTCAAAATAACAATGCAGGTGACGACAGAGTATTGTTTGAAAAGAAAATGCAAACGGATGTACTCCGCTTTTTCCAATCAACCAATATCGCTAAGGAACTTGTAACAAACAAAACAATCACTAATGGTAAGTCAGCAGCTTTCCCCGTAGTTGGTAATGCTACTGCTTCATATCATGATGTAGGTACAGAGCTTGGTAACAAGAAGATCCGCTCTACAGAAAGAGAGATCACTATTGATAAAATCCTAGAAGCCCATACTTATGTCCCAGATATCGACGATGCAATGGTTCACTATGATGCTAACTCAGCGTACAACGAATCAATTGGTCGTGCCCTAGGTAAGAAATACGATCAGGATTTATTTCGCATGATCGCTAAAGCTGCTCTTATCGAAGACTCAACAGCTGCTACAGCCGCTGGTCTATTAGCTTTTGCTGATGATATCTATACTACTCCTGTAACTTTCGCTGCCGCTGGTGACGAACTTAAGGGCGATAAAGTATACGCTAAAATCGTAGAAGCTATCACTCAGTGGGTAGATAAAGACATCGTTGGTGAGCCAGTGATCGTTCTTAAGCCAGAATCATACTTTGCACTTCTCAACAACCCAGCACAGACTGGTATGACATGGGCAAACGATGAGGCTTCACAATCAGGCAAGGTACCTTTGGTTCTTGGTAAGCGAGTTCTTACTTCACCACACGTTCCTTCAGCTGATGACTCAGCAAACGCTACAGTACTTCCAAAGTACCAAGGTGACTTTACATCAGTTCAAGGTCTTATGTTCTCTAAGGAGTCCGTAGGTGCCCTAGAGCTTATGTCATTGTCACTCAGAAGCGACTATGTCCCTGAGAGATTGTCTACGCTTATCGTAGGTAAGATGCTCGTTGGTTTTGGTATCCTTAACCACTCAGCGGCTATGGTCTTCAAGAAGTTTGAAGCATAAGTCTAATAATTTAGCTAAGGGGAGGGCTTCGGCTCTCCCTTTATTTTATCAATTTTAACAACGGAGGATATAATGCAAACAGGGTTTTTGAGCTTCCTAGATGCAGTAAACAAAGTACTAGCGGTTACAGGTGACTCACCAGTATCGACTCTGGATGATTCTTATATTCAATCCAGAATCGCACAACAAATGTTAGAGCGAGCCGCTAGGGATGTCTTAGCGAAGGGCTGGTGGTTTAACGAAGAAGAAAACGTAACCATTCAGCCAGATGTAAATGGTCTTATTACACTGTCACCTAACGTGATTAAGGTATCTGTCATTGGAGATAATGGCGGAGTAATCCAGCGTGGTCAGAGATTGTACGACAGAGCTAATAGAACATACGTGTTTGAGTCAGCAGTAAAAGCCGATATGATTATAAATTTAGAATGGGACGAGTTACCTCAGGTTGCTCGGGCATATATAACAGACCTAGCATGTGTTAGGTTCAACAACAACTTCTACGGTGCTGAGGATGTCAAGAGAGTACTTGAGGCTGAATTAGAGAACAGTAGAATCAAGGTACACCAAGCCGATGTAGAGAGTAGAGACGTTAACTTACTACAGGGGACAAGAGTAAATAATATTGCTTTCAACAATAGGAGGAGATAATGTCATTAGTTACATTTACAATTCCTAATCTTACTAACGGTGTATCTCAACAACCAGTGACTGTTCGTCTACCTAACCAAGGTCAAGAGCAAATTAATAGTAACTGTAGGATTACCGATGGTCTATCTAAACGTAGCCCTACAAACCTAATAGACCTTGAGCAGTTAATGGATCTAGAAGAAGAACCAGCACCCCTTAGTTTACTTGATAGTAACTTAGCTTTCCATAAGGTAGCTGGGGAAGACGCTGAGGGTAACAGGATTCTGGTAGAGATGATTGTTAAGTGTGATACAGGTACAGTGTGGTTACGTTATCTCGAAGGACCACGTACAGGTAACACATATAGGATTGATGACTTTCCTTACCTTATTTCTGGTAAGAAAAATGATATTAAATTCCTTACGACAGGTGATACAACTTACGTACTTAATAAAACAATAACAGTAGCTAATACCACTGAGACTGAAAACCCAGCAGCAGCTGAGAATATGCAAGGATCATTAGTATACATTCAGCAGGGATTCTTTGGGACGTTGTATCGTATCCGAGTTAGACTTATTACAATATCCAGCGGTGCCTCAGTAACTACTACGGCTACCCACAGTACGGCAGATTCAACTACAACAAACGTATCTTCACTACAGACAAGCTCAATTAGAACTAGCTTACAGTCAGCCCTAGAGGCTGCCCTAACGTCAGCTGGAGGTACCCTAGCCTCTCACATAGATGTCGATGGTTCGGATAACTGGATTCAGGTGGAACTTAGTAATAGTGTATATTCTACAACACATAGAATAGAGTGTGAAGTTTTCTCAAGTACTGCTAGAACAGCCATTTATGCTTTTAATGGTATCGCCACGGACGTTTCTGTATTACCTCAAACAGCCCCTAATGGCTACACCATGAGAGTAGCTGTGGGTAGTGAAGATCTTTCAGATGATTACTATTTAAAATATAACAGAAAAGAGAATGCTTGGATTGAATCAAAGAGATTGGGACTTGTTAACTTTATTGATAATGAGACCATGCCACTAAGTTTTGTTAACATGCTTTCTGATTATGATGAACTTGTAGTGGATCACATTGATATTTTAGATAGAACTGTAGGGGATCTAGAGAGTAATAAGGACCCATCATTTGTTGGTCATACACTAAATGACATGTTCATTTTCTACAACAGACTAGGATTCTTATCACGTAATAACGTAGTTCTTTCTAGGATTGATGAGTACAATAACTTTTACAAAACTACCTGCGCTACTAACTTAGTATCGGATAGGGTAGACGTAACAGCTTCTGTACCTTCCACCAGATACTCTGAGATTAACTTTGCAATTCCTTTCGATAAAGAGCTTGTACTATTTGGTGAGGCTGCCCAGTATTCACTTGCAGCTAACACAGGGTTTGACGTGAGAACAGCTAACCTAAGTACATTGACAGAGTATGAATCAGACAAAGATGTTTCACCACTCAATATTGGGTCTTCGATATATTTCCCTATCGTAAGAGGTGCTTATACAGCCATCTTCGATCTTGCTCGTAGAGGCGACATGGGGTTAACGGCTGAGGAAATAACCCAGCACGTTCCTGTATATATCAAAGGTGACATTGTAGAGATGGTTCACTCGGCTACTGAGAACATGGTTTTCTTGAGAACTATTGAAGAGAAGAGAACTATCTATGTTCAGAATAGGTTTGTTAGAGATTCTGTATTACAACAGAACGCTTGGCACAAGTGGATCTTACCTAATGACGTGGTTAATATTCAGATCATTGGTTCTAGATTATATATCAACATGGTATCAGAGGATGGTTTAACTCTCATAAGAACCTATGTAGATATCTCACTCACACTTATTCAGCAGAGTAATACTACACAGATTGACTTCTTACCATTCATCGACAAGCAGGTTTTCTTAGAATCAGAATCAACAGTTTCAACCACAGATAGAGATGCGGATTACTTCGTGTTACCTGAGGATGAGGATAGACTGATTGGTGTTGGCTTAGATGGATTTAGTTACATTGGTCTAGAGAGAATACTGGAAGCATTAGAAGATCAAGATCTTTGGGTTGGAGTAATGTACACATTCAGTTACACTTTCAGCCAACAGGTACCAGCAATGTACAATGAGGATGGTAAGACAGCTATGCAGTATGCCAAACTTAATATACAGAGTATGAAACTGTCCTATGTAAACTCAGGTAAGTTTGAAATCATCGTGAGTTCTAGAGGACGACCCGATCACATCTCAAGGTTCAGTGGGGTTCTTTTGGGATCAAGCTTAGCTATCCTAGGTAGAGTAAACATTAACACTGGGGTTTTTAAATTCCCAGTACACGCAAGATCTGAGTCTGTGACAATTAGAATTGAATCAGACCAGCCCTATCCAGTAACTTTTAATACCTGTGAGTTACAAGGTAAGTTAATAAACAATTCAGGTAGAATGTAAACACAACGACCCTCTAGAAATGGAGGGTCTTTTAATTAAAGAGGTACGTATATGCTAATTGGTTTATCAGGAAAAATGGGAACAGGAAAATCCACACTCGCAAACTACTTACAAAGTAAACGTCCCTGTCATATTGTTAAGATCGCTGGTCTATTGTATGAGTTACAAGATATGATCTACGAGAAATTGGATATGAAAGTACAGGGTGAAAAAGATAGACCACTACTCATTGCATTAGGAATGTGGGGTAGGGATAAAGATGAAAACTTCTGGACAGCTAAAGCTCTAGAGAAAGCTATGAAGTTGACAGGTACCGTGATCATCGACGACATTAGATTCCCAAACGAAGCAGATGCAATTGTAAATGCTGGAGGAATCCTAATAAGAATTGAAGGGGAGCAGAGAGGAGACAATCTTAACCCAGAACTAATGAATAATAAAACAGAGACCGCTCTGGATAACTATAAATTTAAAAACGTAATTGATAATACCTCCAGTATTGAAGAGTCGCTAAGACAGTTGGAGGAAATACTAAAACAATAACAAGGAGATATTATGTCAGGATATGCAATGGCAGGTTCAATGGCTCTAAATATTTGGGGAGCCGCCCAGAAAGCTAAGGCTATGGCTCAGGAAGAAGCCTCTAATATAGAAACGCAGAGGGAAATGGATAGACTTGCTTTTAATAGACAGCAACAAAAGTTCCTTCAAGATAGTAGTAACAGTAAGAGACAACAGACCCTAGACTCATTCAACATTAACCTAGCCTCTGCGGAAGCACAGGATCAGTTAACCCTTATGAAGTCTGGGACAAACCTAACTGGCTCTAGCATCAACGATCTGGACGCTGAAATCAGTCGCTCAGTACACGCAGATGTAATGGCTAGTCAGCGAGTAGCGGATGAAACTGCTACCAATTTAAACCAAGAAAGAATTCAACAAAACCAAAATAGACAGGTTCAAGCAGATATGAGAAGACCACCAGATTATTCACAAATAGTCAAATCGGCATTCCTATCCTCAGCTGCATCAGGTCTTAATTCATTTAGATAATAGGAGGATATATGTCGGACTTTTATAAAGGTTTCCGTAAAGAACAGGTATCCTCTCAGGGTGCCGTAGCACTACAAGCACCTAGCGCACAGATAGCTCAGCGTGATAATGCAGTACGTACCCAACTTCTTACTCAGAGTATTGACTCTCTAGTGAGTGCAGGTACGGCTGGTCTCAATCTAGCCGATAGAAGAATC